GAATCTTTCCCATCTATCGAAGACATACCGGATCCGAATGCTCCAAACTCGTGATGTGAAAGTTCATTACTTGGGAGTAGTGACGTCAACCAATTTTTGATTTCTTTCCCCACGAGTAGTTTACCATTCTTTGTCAACATGGTTGGTACACGGTTGATACTCGACTTATAATTATAAGGTATACCCTGTGTATTTATATTGTGAAATTTCACCAGTTGTTTGAGCTGGGGGTTATTCTTGATGTACTCAATTAAGTCAATACTGTGTGGACAATTTGGGCTATATACCAGAAGGGACATACTATAAATATCTCATTTATTTCTGAAAAAAAATTAACGCATATAGTAATAATGAACAACGTCTACATTCTCATCGCTCTGGCGATTGCCCTGGTTGTCTTGTTTTATCCAGGCACGAAAAAGACCCAACGCGAAAAAGAGATTGAAAAGATGGTGAACATCGACGAATATGTCGAGAAGAAAGCTGAGATCGGTCACGATCTTATGGAGAAGTTGGTCATGGTGACAAACAAACACGTCTCTGCGAAATATGAGAAGCCAACATACATCATAGAGACGATCGCTGCGAAAAAGTTCGAACACCCTGTCAACAAAGATTACTTTTATCGTTGTATGTTCATGGTGATGTCGAAGAGTGGTTTCGTTTCTGGTTTCAGTGTTACAGTTGACGTAAGGGTTGAACCCAAACTTGAAGTGATTGGTTCTACGAAACAACCCATCGATGTCGAACTCCCAGGTGATACTCGTCCATATGAAGCGAGTGATGTCCAGGGTAAGGATTTTTTCCAGTACGAACTTGTGAAGAAGCAGGTCATCCCCACCGTTGATGAGTTAGAAAAGGCGAAAATTAAATTACAGTAACTATAATGATCAATGTATCTGAAATAAATAACATTGAATCGAATAGGAAGAAAAATAAAAAAGAGTTGTACAAAAAAATCTATGAACAATTCTCTAGAAAAATAAGATGCACTGTGGAACTTGGTGGTAAGTATGTATTTCTTCGTGTACCTTCCGTTGTCTTTGGGTTTCCAACCTTCGATAGATCACATGCATGTGTATATTTGAGAAGACAACTAGAACTTGCGGGTTTCAATGTACAATCAATGTCGGAGATTGATTTATGTGTAACATGGTCTTCACAACGGAAAGAGAAAACATCAGCAGCACCGAGTGACGATGGTGATATACCTTCCTTTATCAATCTCAAAAAGATGGCAAATAAATACCGAAATGGTGCGTAGTACCTTTAATTATTTTTGTATCCTCCTTTAGTATAATATGTCTGAATCACTTGGAATTCTAGTAGAAGCCAAAAAGGAGTACCTCGGGCAGCTTTCTCTTGTCATGGCCACACCTATCGTAGAAGTATTCGCGGAGATGTATGACGAGGCAAACAAGCTCACAAAGGGTCGTAAAGTTCTGATCATGTTTCAAAAACTACTCAAGGAAGTTCCAAACTGGAGTAACGCCATGTCGAAGCGTCATAGTGATAACATCACATCTCGATGTGCGTGGTTCGGAGATCTCTTAGCTGCCGTATTTGTCAGTTGTGTAAAGATTTTATCTTCTGTGCGTCTTAGTGCAGAGAATAAGAAGATCTCTCTCAAGGTTCCCACGAACGAAGTTTTCATTCAATCATGCTACGACAACGTCGCGAAGGAGTTATACAAAGACCCCTACATCTACCATGAAGAACAGGCTGAACACATTCGCGATGAAAAGCTACATGCTCGTATTTTCACATGTATTGAAACTACCGTCAAGGAGTTGATTCCCATTCAACAAATTCTTCAAACATACATGTCCCAGACGGATCGTAACATCAGTCTCGGTGACGATGAACAATTAACGGATACGGAAGATCCCGACGTGTACGACGAGTCAACGATGCCTGAACCAGAACCCGTGATGGAGTCCGATCCAGAGATGCCTCCTATTGTTGAGACGGAACCAGAGGCACCTCCCGAATTCGATCCCACGATGCAACCAGGTGGTCTTGCCAATGAATTCAAAACAATTCATAGCGTCCCATCTCCAGACCCGGTACCAGAACCAGCAGGCGAAGATGATGTTTTCTTCAATGATGCTGCCGACGAGAGAACAAAAAAAGTTGGTTATAATTAAATGGAACTCTCTGACTATCTCCGCGACCCAATGTGGGCCGGTCTCATCGCGGCCATACTTACCGCTGGCTACATTCACGCCAAGGCTCGAATTAACAACGAAGAAAAACTACCCAATAGCAGTTATGTGAAACCTGCCGTACTTGTTGCTATTCTAGTGTACTTCATCGTCGCGAATGGTGTAGCACAGAGGGAAGTCATCTCTAACGAACCCTTCTAAACTTAAAGATTATGATACACTTGTTAATATAAATATGGCTTCTGTCTCCGCATTTAACGAGATGATGGGTCAATTTCTTGTGGAATTGCATAAAACGTTCCCCGAAGAGAGGGGAATTAAGAAGTTCATGACAACTTTCGATCTTTTGAAATCTACCAACCCTCGTAAGTGTGTCGAGGCGTACATGGGTGGTGTAGGAGCCTACGCTCAAAAGATTACACAGAAGGATGACACATTCTTTACCGAGGATATCAAGGGTATCGATTTTCTCCAGGATCTTAACATTGAAGAGTACTGGAGCGATAAGATGTCCGAAGCTACGAAGGGTGCCGTCTGGCAATACCTTCAGACACTTTACATGCTCGGAACTACTATCACTGCAATCCCCCAAGAGACATTATCTATCATTGAGTCTGTCGCCAAGGACTGTGCCGAAAAGATGCAGGCAGGTGACGGCCAGATTGACGAAAAAGCTCTCATGAGTATGTTTAGCAGCATGATGAAAAAATAAACTCGTACTATATAAATGAAGGTTTGGTTTGACAGTCCACAGGAACTCATTGACCGCGAAAAGGTTTTACAGTTCTGGCCTACCAACAAGCAGACAGCGGAAGAACGTGTGAACGCTGCTTCACGTTTTATCATCTACGCTGCGTGCTTTATCTACTTAATTCGCAGAGATCCTAGGATCTTTGTTTTAGCCGCGACAGTATTAGGTGTCTTGTATGTCATGTACACCTCTGAGATGGTCAAGGAGGGTGGTGCTCGCCCAACTGTGATCGGAGAGGACACCGATCCCAACTGCCAATTACCCACAAATGACAACCCCATGGGGAATATGTTACTCTCCGATTTCATCGATCGTCCCGATCGTCCCTCCGCGTGCTACCATTCTACCGTTAGAAGCGGTATCAGCAATTCTCTCGAGAAACGCACTAAATATGCACCTGGTCGCTCCAGGACAGCCCTCCCAGAATACCAAGCGAATGCCATGGCTCGACAGTTTGTGTCGAACCCCGTGACGAATGCCGCGGGTGATCAGACCGGATTCGCGGAATGGTGCTACGGCAAGAAGATGGCTCCCACGTGTAAGTCTGATGGAACTTATTGCAACCCCAATGCCCGTGGTGTTCAACTTGAAGCTTTCGGTGGGATGGATCCAAGTGGTAAGAGAAGTGGGATGCACAGAGGATCTGGATTGAGGAGTGGACATTCAGCTTAATTTTCTCATGTAATAATAAATGGCGTATCAACTACAACCAGGACTTAACATTGTCAATGGTGGTGGCGTTCCTACCAACAGGGCGACTGACGATGTTTTCGTGTATCCTCAACCAAGTACTTTGAACTATTCTTCCCGTCCTTCGACGATGGTGTTTGGTACGGCTCCTTATATGGCGGGTAAAGGTTCCCCAGCTCAGCACATCGAGGTGAGTGACCAACTTCGCCCCCAAGCGACCACTCGCTTCAACAAGGTTCTGGTGAAGCCCCACGAGAGTGGGTTTTTCCCTCTCAATAACGTTGAGTGTAAAGTACCTCTCCGTACTCGTACCTACGAACCCGTCAGTACTCGTGCACACATCCAGAACAGTATGTTTAACCAAAGATATTCACCACAATAAAAATATTATCATCAAGTAAGAATGGCAGACCCAGTGTCTATATTGGCCATCGCTGGTCTCATATATGCCGGTCGGAAATTAAGTGAAGTTCCAGAACAACCAAAAAAAGTTGTGGAGAAGGAACCTGAATTGTATGATACTGAATATGAAGAAATCGAGTTTACGGATCCATTCGCGGATCGTAAGTCTGAAGTGGATTCCTTTTCAGTCGTCGCCCCACAAAATAGATCTGGTGGTCAAGAACTTCTCGAGATGCGTGGTCGTCTCTACGACCAGGGTCGTATGAATAATCTTTCACCAGTTGAGAAAAAACTGGTTGGTCCCGGTTTAGGTATTGGTTCCGATGTGGAATCTGCTGGTGGGTACCAACAAGTCTTCCGTGTGAACCCTATCAATACCGGTGCCTATCGCCTCACGACGTTACCTGGACGAGCCGGTCCTGCCGTCGACACCAAGGGTGGTCGTCGTGGTGATATTGGTAAGGTGAGCTACAATCGCCCAGAGAAGACAGCCTTCCTCCCCGAGCGTCGCCCTCCCACTCTGGGGCGTGCTCAAGGCATGAATGGTGTCGTCCCCCGGGCTTCTCAGCAGAAGACGATGCGAACGACTAATAGATCTGAGACTGGTCATCGCACGGATGGTCTCGATAAGACACCCGGTAGACGGTTTATCCCGGGTCAAACCTTACCCCAGAACCCTACACGTAATAAGGAGGATATACATGATGCTCAGTTTATGCACGTGAATAACCCTTCACCAGGTATTGCGAACTTCTATGGTGGTTACATGGTCGCCCCAGCAGCACGTATGGGTAACGAGGGTGCCAATGGTCAGGCAGGGTACAGTGTCGAACAACAGTTCGCATTCGGTCTCCGCCCCGATGAGCGTCGTGCTAAGCCTAACCGTATGGGTAACCCAGGCCGTATGAATGTCCGTGAGAAACCACTGAACCAACATGGAGCCTTGACAACTATTAGACATGATAAGACCCGTGTCGATGGTCGTACCGGTGCTGCGAATGGCGGGTGGACTCAGAACTACAAGGTCAATCAATACACCGAACTCAATCCCTACAAGGGAACTCCCAACCCTCATGTCATGGGTAACCGCCTAGATTTAGCGAAAAACCAACTTGCGAATAATCCTTTCAGCAAGTCCATTAATTAATTAATTAAATAGAAACACCCATTAAAATTATATACGCAAATTTTAATGGAGGTCCATACCTTAGAAATCGATAGTAGTGAACGCGACTATTCGAAATACCCAGACCCGCACGACTATGTCATAGATCTAAAGAATGAAATATACGATATCCAAAAAATTACACTTCTCTCAGCTCGTATTCCCAATAGTCAAACATTGATCAATGCCCACAATAATACATTCAGTGTCAACAATTTCCAGGAAAACGTAGCGGACTCACTTACATTAGATGGGTCTGGAATAACAACCCCATCAACACTCGTATCGACACTCGCCAATTCTTTCAGTGGTATGGATGTTGTTGTGGAACTCAATAAAGGGGCTTTATTATTGAAGAATGATAGTTTGACACTCACAAAAAATATAGATTTCACAGGTACAGTTTCTTCAAATATCGGTATCCCCTCAGAATTGATACAAATTGTCCCAGGTGCAAATTATCGAGGTCAGAGTGTGATTTTCGGTTCCATAACGAGTATGTCATTTGATATTGAATATACAAATATCCAACGTTCCGT